CAATTTCTGTTCCCGCAGATTCAACAATGAGTTTTATAGATACACCTATATGGTTAGACGAGACAGATTTATTAGCGGTTACAGCAGGAACAGCAAGTGATTTATCATGGCATGTTTCTTATGAGGAGTTCGCTGATTAATAAAGGAGGAATAAATTAATGCCTAAGATAATTAAACCAGCAAAAGGAAGCTACACTGCAGCTTCTATTACAGTTGATTCATCGGGAAGAGTAATTACTGCTTCTTCAGGTGCAGGTGCAGCTAACATGGTTTTCACAGAAGCAGTATCTGCTCCACTTACGGGAGCAAATGGAACTTTTACTGCACAAAACAATACAAACAAAATTATAGTTTATATGAGAGGTGGTGGCGGCGCTTCAGGAAATTTAGAACCCGGACCAGGATGGACTGGTGGAGGAGGTCTTGGTGGTTTTGGAGTTTTAGCAACACCAGTCTCACAACCTTATTCAGTGCCATATGCTTTGGGTGCTGGAGGTAATATCGGAGCAGCTAGACAAGGGGGAAATGCAGGAACTTCATCTACTTTTAATACAAATTTTGTAGCGAACGCTGGCAACGGAGGACAAAGAGGTCCTAATCCTGGAGCCGGTGGAACAATGGGAACCTGTACAGGAGCAACTTTAGATCTTTCAGTTCCCGGTAATGGCTATAGCGGCGGTGGAAATGGCCAAACAAACAATGATGGTTATTTTAAGAGTCTTGATAGATTCTATACTAGTCCTATGTATACACAAACAGCGATTTCTTATGGACCTACCAATAATTATCCACAGGGAGTTACGGCTTATGAGGCTGGTATGGGTGGAAAAGCAATGGGCTCTGGCAACGACCTGACTGGTAATGTAGGAATGGGCGGCGCAATAAAAATCTTCGAAGATCTAGGATAACATCATGGCTAAAATAGTTTTTACAAATGTAGACACTTTAGACTTAGGCCATCTTATTGGTTACGCTAAAACAGATACAGATTTAGAATATAAAACTAGAGGTTATAATCATTTATATAAAATATTTGATATCACCGACAGTGAGTATGAAGACGTATTTAATGGGGTCAAAGAACTTGCACTATCAAATAATACTCCCACGCTTGTCGCGGTACCAATAAGAGATGACGGTACAATAAGTAAAGAACAATTTACAGAACAACTTGAAAATTTTAAATTTCAATTACGTGATGCACTTGCTTCTAAAACAAATCATTCTAAAAAAACAGAAGCAAATGAAATAATGGAATATTTAGACTCAATTGATGTAGAAAGTTTAACTTATCCTACAGTGCACCTTCAGCAAAAAATGAAGGATGATAATAAATTAATGGCCTTAAACGCATTTTAATTTATTATTTACATTGCTGATGAAAGAAATTATTTATGAAAGAAAAAATAATAGAATTTATTTATCCTGAAGGTTCTAAAGAATTATTTAAGGATAACTTTCCTATACCGGCTAAATTAAATATACCTGATTGGTATAAAAAACTTGAAAGTAGTTGGCATCAAAAAACCATTAAAAGTTGCATGCCTTTTTTAGATTCTTTAAGTGCTGGTTATATATTAAAATTAGACCAGGATTTTTATATAAAACATAATTTTATAAATGAAGAAAATAATAAAAAAGATTCAAGTTTTAGAGTTTCTTATCATGGCATGCATGATCTTTTTAGTATTAAAGGAATGAATTTAAACTCAGGATACCCTGAAATACATCCCCCAGAACAATTGGGAGAGAAGTGCCCTTTCAATAAAAAAAATAAAGGTTTATCTTATTATAAAATTTTAAATCCATACACTATTAAGACCCCACCTGGATATTCTTGCTTATTTGTACCTCTTTTAAATAATAATGACGACAGATTTGAAATTATTTCTGGAATAGTGGATACGGATACTTTTGAAATACCTATTAATTTTCCAATAATAATTAATGGAGATAAATACCCAACATTAGAAACAGTAATAAAAAGAGGAACCCCTTATGTTCAAGTTATTCCTTTTAAAAGAGACAAGTGGAAAATGAAAACTACAGAAGGTTCAAAAAGTAAAGATTTTATAAAGCACTTAAAAATTACTAAATTTTTGTGGAACAATTATAAAAATTTATTCTGGAATAAAAAAAAATGGAGTTAAAAGATTTTATTAAAATATTTGCGGGCGCTTTAAATCCAATAATAGTTGGTTCTTTAATAAACTATCTCAACACACGTAAATTTGAACCTACAAAAATAATCGGTTCTGTAAAAAAGGGAGGCCAAACTGTTGATAAGGATATTAGAAACACTGATTGCTGGCCATTTACACATAACCCTATAAATGATACAAGTTATAGTAATGTGCATTGGACAAATTTTTTAACCGGTCTTTTTATACAATGTTATCATGAGTATAACCACGTTTGTAAAACAGAAATATCTTGTACCGAAGTGGGTGCAATCGATGCTTTAAAATATGAAGAAGGAGGTTTTTATAAACCACACCATGATCATCATTCTGTAGTACCGAGAACTTTAAGTATGATTCTTTTTTTAAATAATGATTATGAAGGTGGTGAAGTAACTTTTTATAATCCAAATAAAGAATTTACAAAAGTCATGTCAGTAAGTCCACAACCGGGTAGTATTCTAGTGTGGCCTTCAAATTTTCTTTATCCACATTCAGTTGAAAAAGTTACGAAAGGTAAAAGGTATACAGTTGTATCATGGTTGCTTTAGATAAATTAAGTTATAAAATTATTCCTAATTTTTTGAATGAACAAGAAATTAATTTGTTAAAAGATTACTGCAAATTAAGACACTTTCGAAATAGAGATAATTTTGATATCAATCAAAATAATAATGGAGATACAGCTTTTTACAAAGATCCTCTTATGGATACCGTTGCAATTCAAAAAAAATCTTTAATTGAAAAGACACTTAATATTGAGTTAAATAACTCGTATACTTTTTGGAGATGTTACACCTACGGAGCTGAACTTAAAAAACATACAGACAGACTATCTTGTGAAGTAAGTGCAACTGTTTTTATTGATTCTGATAAAGATGATTGGGGTATTTTTATGGATGGAAAAGAAGTTATATTGAATAAAGGTGATGCTATAATTTATAATGGATGCAAGCTAGAGCATTGGAGAGAACCTTTTGATGGAGATTATCACATTCAAACTTTTCTTCATTATGTAGATAAAAAGGGTGAATATAAAAATTTTACAGGACTAGCTGGTCAATAAAAAATGAGAATAATACAATACAAAAAAGATGGGTCAGCTAAAATTGAGTTTTCCAAATTAGAAATAAAAATTATAAATGAAAAAAAATGTTTTGACCTTCCTGCAGAATCCTTAAAACATTTCGTTAATAATTTAATGGCTATAGTGGTCAATTTTCAAGAAAATTTTCCTGAAGATGTTAAAAACATACAGTCTTTTGGAGAGGGTAAGGATTCAATCGAACCAGAAAATAAATGAGTATTTTATAGAGAATTTCTCTACACAAAGAGACTAGAATTAATATAAATTATCAATTATAATAGAAAAAGCTTTTTAAAAATTGATACTTTATGTTACAAAAAATAGGATTTCTACCAGGATTTAATAAACAAATCACTCCCACAGGAGCAGAAGCTCAGTGGACTGGCGGGGAAAATGTGCGTTTTAGATACGGTACACCTGAAAAAGTAGGTGGTTGGTCTTCACTTGGAGACAAAAAATTAACGGGTGCTGCACGAGCATTGCATCATATGGTTAATAAAGAGGGTGTTAAGTATGCCATAATTGGAACCAATAGAATTTTATATGCATATTCTGGAGGGGTTTATTATGATATTCATCCTTTAACTAATCCATCAGGTACAGCTATCACCAATGCATTTACCACAACGAACGGTCAATCTACGGTCACTGTAACATTTTCTTCTGCTCATAATTTTCAAACAGGAGACATAATCCTATTTGGAGATTCTTCTACATTTAGTACTATTACTGATTCAAGTTTTGATGACACAACTTTTTGTGATAAAAAATTTATGGTAAATGATGTTCCTACTACAACTACTATAGAAATAAATGCAGGAGCTACTGAAACTGATTCAGGAGCCACAACTTCTGGAGGCATAACTTATTATAGATACTACCATGTAGGCCCGGCTGAACAAGTTGGAGTTTACGGCTGGGGTATATCTCAATTCGGTGGTACAGTTACTAACCCTCAAACTAATACTTTAGATGGAGCTTTAGGGGATAATGTTTATGGAACTGGCGGATCAGGAACAAGTATTGTTTTAGATTCTGTTACAGGTTTTCCAACTACAGGAACGAATTATATTCAAGTGGGAAGCGAAGAAATTTCTTACACAGGAGTTTCAGGAAGCACAACTTTAACAGGAATTACAAGAGCAGTTAGAGGAACGACAAGAGCTGCTCACTCAGATGGAGCAACCGTTACTAATACAAGTGACTATGCAGCATGGGGTCAAGCAGCAGCCACAACTGATAAAGTGGCTGAACCTGGTTTATGGTCATTAGATAATTTAGGAGGTACATTAGTTGCATTAATAGTTAATGGAGCTGTATTTGAATGGGATTCAGATGCATCCAATGCTACTGCAACAAGAGCAACAATTGTGTCAGGTGCACCTACTGCATCTAGAGATATGTTAGTATCTACTCCTGATCGTCACTTAGTTTTATTTGGAACTGAAACAACAATTGGAACAACATCAACACAAGATGATATGTTTATAAGATTCTCTTCTCAGGAGGATATTACCACTTGGACACCAACAGCAACCAATAGTGCTGGTACACAAAGACTGGCCGCTGGATCACGGATCATGGGAGCTAAGTTAGGAAGAAATGCACTTTACGTATGGACGGATACCTCATTATTTACCATGCGTTTTGTTGGTCAGCCCTTTACTTTTGCTTATGAACAAGTTGGAACTAACTGTGGTTTGATTGGAAAGAATGCTTCAATAGAAGTGGATGGTGCTGCTTATTGGATGTCTGAAAATGGTTTCTTTAGATTTACAGGTAAACTGGAATCTTTAGACTGTTTGGTGGAAGACTATGTTTATGATGATCTTAATAAAACTTCTAATCAGTTTATTTATTGTGGATTAAATAACTTGTTTGGGGAAGTATTATGGTTCTATCCTACAGCTGATTCAAATGTTAATAATAGATGTGTGACATATAGTTATTTAGATTCAACAATTAATAGACCTATTTGGTATACCAATGCTAATTCATTGTGGCCACGAACAACTTGGATTGACTCAGCTATTTTTGGTTTACCTCATGCAACTTATTATGATGCCGATACAGATACATCTTTTGATGTGACTGGAAATACTGAGGGAGTTACTTATTACTATGAACATGAAACAGGAGTTAATCAAGTTAAAATAGGAACTACAGCAGCTATACCTGCTAATATTTTATCTGGAGATTTTGATATTACTCAGGATCAAAAACAAGGAATTACATTTAGAGGAGATGGGGAACATATAATGAGAGTAAGTAGATTTTTGCCAGACTTTATAACTCAGGCAGGGAATACTATTGTTGAATTAGACTTAAGAGATTTTCCAAATGAAACCGCAGCTAGTTCATCACTAGGTCCTTTTACAATTACATCTTCTACCAAGTATCAATCTTGTAGAGCTAGAGGCAGATCGGTTGCTGTTAAAATATCTAATACTGCAGTAGATACTAATTGGAAATTAGGAACTTTTAGGTTAGATGTACATGCAGGAGGAAGACGATAATGCCATTTAAATCAGAAGCACAACGAAGATATCTATGGGCTAACGAACCAGAGATCGCAAGAGACTGGACAGATACTTATGGAAGTAGAATTCAAGCAGCTCTTGGTGGAATCATGGCGAGTAGAGTTGGATTTAAATTCGGTGGTAATCCACATGAAGCAACTAAAGGCAGTAAAAACGCAGGTCAGACTACAGGTGGAGTGACTGGAACTTCAGATAACGCAGATGACAGATTTCAAAACTATGCAGTGAACCCGGACTTCAGCACAATCGGAGCCCCTCCTAGTTATAAAAATAGAAGTACAAGATCTACACATACTCCTACGCCAAAAGGATTTTTTACTGGTTTAGGGGGTGCTATTAGACCTTACTTACCTTTTGGAAATAAAAGTTTAACTGGTATATTAACTAATAAAATAAGTAACCTTACAAGTAAATGGGGCTCTGGTTGGAATCCTAAGATGGGTCCAAGAATAGATATGGGATACAATCCAAATAGAGTGAATCCATTTGGTGATCCAGATAGAGGAGGTCAGGGTATTATACCAATGGCACCTTTTTTATATGATAATTATTATGCTGGTGTAGGTGAAGATCTTTACGATGATGATGAAACTGTTACAGAAGTAGATGATTTTGTACAAAGATTTAGATTAGCAGATCCATATAGACAGGATCTTTATAAAGGAGTAGAGGACACCCCAATTACATATACATAATGGCAAAGATAGTACAATCATTAACCCGAGCTAGCGAAGACTACAGACAAGACGTAGCGCAATCTTTAGTAAGAGATTTAGACGCCGTCTTAGAAAAATTAAATACTACATTTCAAGAAGAATTAAAACAGGAGATAGAGGCTAGAAGCTTCTTTTTAGAATAATGGCTGTAGTCAACCAGTATAAATTTGTAGGAATAGACAATGATACTACTAACGGAGAATTAAATCCTTTTGGAAGTGGTTATCCTTTAGTAAGTGAAACATATGTTATTAAATCTATTTTAGTAACTTCTGCTGGCACACCTAGTCCTATTGTAACAAATAATTCTATTACCGCTATTAAATCAGCAGCTTTAACAGCTGATACTACTAAACAATTATTAACCCAACCGTTGATAGTCGAAGGAGGAACAACCCTTACAATTAAAGCAGGCAGCGCAGACTCATTTGATTTTGCTATCAGCTATCTAAACATCAAAAAAGAGGTAACAACATAATGAAAGTTCTAGAACCAGAAGAAATTATAACTACTATTTCTAACCTTAAAACAGGGGAAATATATAAAACCGAGGAGGAATGGAAGGCTCAAGGCATTGATAAAAAAGACATTCGAAGAGACATTAAAGTAATCATGCCAGCTCTTGATTTGTTCGCAAAAACAAAGTAAAGTATAAGATCAGGAAATATACCCTGCTTCAACATTAAAATAAGACAAAATTATGGCAATAACAGATATTAATATTTCAGACACTTTAGAAACCGGAGCACCCTCTATAACATATGAAGGAAATGAGGGACCTCAAGACCCTAGACAAGAGCAAATGGTAGCTCAACTAAAAGAAGAGTATAAAAAATACGTGTTTGAAATGCAAGAACAAGGATTAGAACCAATGTCTTTCCAACAGTTTATAGAACAAGTTATGGCGGAAGGCCAAATGAGTTCTGCACAACCTATGCCTAATAGACAGATGGCAGCTTATGGTGGAATCATGGATCTTGGTGGAAGAAGACGTTATGGTTTTGGAAGTTCTATAAAGAAAAAAATTAGAAACATTATACCAAATGAAGTAGCAGACATTGCAGTTAAAGCTGCACCGTTTGTTGCACCGTTCAATCCAATAGCTGGAGGTTTAATGGCAGGCCTAGGTGGTTTTGATCAACACGGAAGTATAAGTAAAGGTCTTAAATCAGGACTGATGACTTATGGAATGGGTCAACTTGGTAGAAAAGTTGGTGGAGCAGAAATGCAAACAGGATGGAAACCGTGGGAAGGAATGGACAAGATGAAATATGGTTTGAGTAAACCTTATGTACCTGGTGAAGATGTTTTTTCTAAAACAATAGACAGATTTTCTCCTAAAGATACAGTAGTTGATGAAACATTAAAGATGAGCACTGATTTGAGTAAAGGAAACTTAAACCCATGGGACACTGCAGAAACAATTAAAGCAGCTAAAGATGCTGGTAAAGGAAATTCTTTACATAATTTTTTAAAAGGAATAGGAATGAACACAGCTGCAATGGCTGGTATAGTAGGTGCATCAACACTAGCAGGATTGTACACAAAGAAAAATCCAGCTGATGATTCAATAGAACAAATGCGAGGAAAAGGTTTAGATATTGAAAGTATTAGAACAGAAGTTACTGAAGCTATGAAAGATTCAAGTGGTAAATTATTAGAAGAGATCAGAATTAAATATCCTTTCTTAGGAGCTCAAGAAACTAAAAACATAGACATCATGGCTGAAGGCGGAAGAGCAGGATTCTATGAAGGTGGTTTATCTATCCCATCAGAAAACTCAATGGAAGATGCTAGAAAAACTGCGATGCAAGATAGACTAGGTGGTATAACAGAAGTAATGAAACAAGCAGATTTATATCGTCAAGGAGACGTCGGTCAAATGTATATGGCTGAAGGTGGCTTAATGGATTTAGGTGGCATGGAAAAAGATTATAGAAACGATGGAGGCTTTGTACCTATCGGTGGTAAAGAAAAAGCTGATGACGTTCCAGCAAGATTAAGTAAAAACGAATTTGTATTTACAGCGGATGCTGTAAGAGGCGCAGGCGGTGGAGACATTGACAAAGGCGCAGAAATCATGGAAAATGTGATGAAAAATTTAGAACAAGGTGGTCAAATATCTGAAGAGTCCCAAGGTTTATCTGGCGCTCAAGAGATGTTTGATGTATCAGAGAGATTAAGCGAGGTAGTATAATGGGTGATATAGCATTAAGAGGAAATAAACTTACAAGAACCAGAGTTAAAAAAGGTTTAGGTGGTTTATTAAAAAAAATTGGAAAAGGAATTTCAAAAAGAATGACAGGATCTCACAAACCTAAAAAAGGTGGGTGGCAAGATATGGATAGACCTAAAGCTCTAAGCGAAGAAAAAAAACCTGATTGGGAAATTAAAGCTGATAGAGCAGAGAAACAAAAAATAGACAAACAACTTAATGTAGCTAAAAATGTAGGTAAAGGTATAGCTGTGGCTATTCCTGGTAGTTATGCTTACGGTAAATGGAAAAAATATAAACGAAATAAAAAAAAGAAGGATAAAAAATAATGGCTGTACAACAAACACAAGCGTTACCACCACAATATGTAGAAGATCTACAAAAGGATTATGGAAAACAATTAACGGCAATGACAACAGCGCCGTTGGATACAGGTAAATTTGCACCACAAGTTGCTGGTCAAGACCCTTATCAAACTCAAGCATATAATTTAGCAGGCTCCGGTATTGGAGCATACCAACCATATATTACTCAAGCTTCAGCCTACACAGGACCAACTGGTTATCAGTCTTTTATGTCCCCGTATCAGCAGGATGTAATCGATGCAACTATGACTCAGTACGACACACAAGCAGCAAAAGGTTTAGCGGGAATAGGTTTACAAGCAGCAAAATCTGGAAACTTAGGTGGAGGACGTGAAGGAGTTATGAGATCCGAGTATCAAACACAATCAGATATGAATAGAGCTTTACTACAATCAGGATTATTACAACAAGGTTTTGGTCAAGCACAAAAAGCAGCGCAGCAAGCATACATGAATCAAATGCAAATGGCTGGAACTGTACCACAATTACAAGCAGCCGACGTTACCGGATTGGGTCAAATGGGCGCGACTCAACAAGCGCAAGCGCAGGCTCAATTAGATGCGACTAGAGAAGCAAATAGATTAGCGGCTTACGAACCTTACGAGAGACTAGGTTATCAAGGTCAGGGTATCGCGAGCATTGCATCTGGAATGCCTGGACAATATCAATCACAAGTAACACCTAACCCGACACCGTTGCAAACTGCGTTAGGTACTGGATCTGTATTGTCAGGAATCTATGGAAACATAATGGGACCATATAGAGATAGAGAATAATGAAAAATTTACACAGACCTATGTTTAGAAAAGGTGGGAGTGCCAATGAAGGTATTACTTCTGGATTAAGACAAGGGTATGAAAAGGGTAAACTTGCTCAAGTACAAGATGAACTAAGAATTTTAGATCAATTAGCTCCAGCTCCTCAACCACGTGGAAGCACAGCGCTAAATGATTTCTTAATTAACTTTGGTTTA